CATCTCTGCATTTAATTTTAGTTTATTGTTTCCTAAACCTTTCATGTAATCTAAAAATACCATTACATCTGTACCTGACTCCTGCGCTATTCTAAACAGTACTGTAGCAAATTGCGCCGCGGTTCTTTTAGCAGATTCAGTTTTTTTGTTTTGTGCACCAAGAAAAAATGAATTCACAATGTCCCACTGATCAGCAGGTACTATTAATTCTTGGTTGTAGAAATTATCAAAAATCTCTACTGTTCTGTCACCTTGTTGAATTTCTAAAGCCATATATTATCCACCGAAAATAGAATCTATCACTGCACCAGTTGCTTTTCTTGCCGCATCTTGGATGCTGTTTACTTGACCACCTGCTGTAGGTGTTCCCCCTACAGTAGTTCTTGATGCCGCGCCTGTTACTACACCTTGGTTTGCAATATTTATAATCGTAGGAGTAGCACCGTTAGTAGGGGAATTAGCTGTAGTGTTAGTTTCGGGCCCACCGAATATAGCATTTTTAATAGCATCTGAAATACCGTTCTGTATCGCAGTAATAGCATTATCTTTAATAGCATCTAAATCGAATTCTTTAGCTAGTTTGGCTAATTCTGCGGCTTTTTGAGCCGGGGTCAACTCACTATTGATAATTTCTTCCATTCTTTGTTGGATTGAAAAGATGTCATTTGGCGCACCTTGAGCTAATGGACTTTCTGCTTTATCGAAATGTGCGCTCTCACCAAAACCAGTCACAAACTCATCTGGATTTTCAGGATCAATCTGTCCAGTATTATATATAACTGTCTCGTAATCGATAGTCATCTGATTAGTCATCGTACCGTTACCCTCATTGTAATTGTAGGTATCGTGCGAGAAATTAGTAATTATAGGATTAATCAGAGTATAAGCAATAAAATTATTAGCCCATAATCCATATACAGTAATATCTTTAAAGAAAGGAATCTTAGATCCGAAGTTTGGATAGTCTGGATTCTGTCCTGCATTAGTGGACCCTCCCCTATAACCGTATTCTTGATCACCGGTTATAGAAGGGTCATATATATTTCTTCTGTTATAGTTCTTTAAGGCTGGTTGAGTAGCAAAAGGATTTACACTTGGGTTCCATGAATCTGCATAGTAGTATTGATAATATGCATGCCACATTGCAGTAACTTGACTCATGTTATCATCGTGAAAAGTCACATTGATAGGATCGTATTTAATCTTTGTCTGAACGATTCTTTTTCTATTATACTGGTTTAATTCGCTAGTATCAAATTTAAATGAAGGTAATTTAATTTCTCTAACTAAAATACCATAGTTCTTGCCAGTTGGAGGTTGCCACGCATCTTCATTGATATTGAAGTATGTGTGAAACATGAACTTGACTTTTGGAGCATTGCCCATGCCGCCCGGAACAAATACTCTAGAGGCGTGTTGCCAGTCACGTAAAGTTACACGATTTCCCAGCCCACCGAATACGTCTCCGACGATATTGTTTACGTAATCCTTAATTGCCATCAAGCCGTCTCCAATTTATATAATGTATTTATCATCCAAAAAAAGACCAGGTATTAATACCTGGCCTTTTCAGTCTAGAACGATACTTAAAAACTATTATACAGTTTCTAAGTTTGCACCAGTTGGGGTAGGACCACCTACGCCATTGTTTGCACCACCTAGACCGTCTGTCTGTACAGCGTTATCATAACGAATCGTCATAGCGATTGTAACCGCATCTGATGTGCCGTAGTTAAGAGTCTGGTAGTTAGCTTGTTGTAAGAAACATCCTGATAGTGACCAGTCTTCTAATACTTGTGGCTCGTTAGAACCGTTACCACCGTCTAGAATCTGAATGTCCATATCGAACTTATAGTTGCCACCAGCAGTTGCAGACGATTGATTAAAGAAGTCTAATTGTTTCTGTAATTGTGCGCCTACAGCCGCGGAAATAGCGCCTGTTGCGTCATCTCTGACGTTTAGAGCAAGTGTCTGCCATGTGTGTTTACCTGCAAGATATACACGTGAGTTGTACACGTTAAGTGTAATCTCATCAAACTGTACCTGAGGTCTCGCACAATCGATAACTTGCCTTGTTAGTACAGTTTGATCTGCACTTGGGAAACCGAAATTACTGAACATGACACGGAATCTGTACTGTAATTTTGGCATTAATAACTTTTCATTACCGGTACCTTCAGGAACTACTGAAAGGTTTTGTAATGTTGCTGATGCTGAAGGCATTGTAAATCTCCTGTTATATTATTTATTTATCTAAATTCTTAGAAAGTGGCCGAAGCCACTTTCTAACTTTTCTCTATTATGCTCCGCCACCTGACAACTCACCAGTGTTAAAGATTCTAACAGGAATGTAGATGAACTCAGCGGCTTTGACTGGCTCTACAGCGATGTCAATCCAAAGTTCGTTTCTATCAATTCTTGCTGGTGTGTTATTAGAAGAATCACAAACAACAGAATAGTCGTATAGACCGCGCTTAGATACTAGATCCTGGAACAATGTCTCAATAACTGCTTTGATTGAGGTTCTTGTTGCAGTATCGTTAGGTTCAAACACGAACGGTCTTGCGGCAATCGTTAATTGTCTACGGATATATGCAACTAAACGTGCTACGTTGATTCTGTCAAGTGCTGACTGTGAATCAAATGATGTTTTGTTACCATAGTTCAATAAACCGTTACCAGTAAAGAATACTAGTGGGTTGATGAAGTTAGTGTAAAGAACATCTCTGATGCCAACACGTGTTCTGATTGTCTGGAATTCGCCAGACTGTGCATCAATGTAACCGATGTTTGTAGCATTGTCAATGATACCGCGTCTTGTACCTGCTGGGGCTAACCAAGGGTAAGCGATTTGGTCATTGCGTAGCATTGTTCTTATCATCATGTGTGATGATGGAACTGCTACTAAGTTTCCTGACAAGTCAGTTGTGATACCACTTGGATAGAATAGACCCAAGTATGTATTTCTTGTTACACATCCATCTTCACCTGTTGATGTTGCGCCTGCGGCGTTAGTTGCCCAAGCCTGAATCTCAGTTGCAGAATCAGCAAGTCTCATTGGTGTATCACCAACGATGTAAGATGTCTCACCTCTATCAGAGTTTAGAACAACCATGTTAGGTTGTAACTCAGGATAGTTAGGAGCTGCCTGTAAGTTGAAGAAGTTATCTTCATCTCTGATAGCTGTATTAGTATCAAGTGCGGCTCTCATTGCCTGTACAACCATTGCTCTTTGAGCCTTACGACCCATGTAAGGAGCACCGTTTGATTGTAAGCCAGAAGCACTTACCCAAGCATCTTTCTGTGTTGGTAATGATCCGCTGTTAGGGAATCTATCAGCATTGAACCAGTTAACACGATACTGCTTGACGTTATAACCAGAACGTCTTGTGTTGAATAACAACATACCTACTGGATATAGTGCATCATTTGGAGCATCGATATCTAAGTAATCGCTTGCTAGTAGAGCAGTGATACTTGGGATAGGATCATTAGCTGGGTTAGTTGTGCCGTTTGTAGCCCAACGTGCATCAGCAAACACGATACCAGAAGGATTAATCTGATCAGTGTTATCGATTCTTACCCACTTATCAACACCTTCAACTTGCTGCCAGCGATTGATTACTGGGTAGTTTTCAAGATCAGTTGTGTCGATCCAGAGATCACCGTATGCAAGTGATGTACCATCAGATTGAACTGTTGGCTCAGATGCGCTTACGATAGGACCTGCAGGGTCAGTTGAGTTTAAGATGCTGGGTGATGGTAGACCATTAGCATCGTAACCTTGATTTTTGTAACCTTTCCAAGCACCGTTGAAGTTGATCATGATATCAACTTGGTCTACTGTTGAGTAGAACCAGTTAGTTAAGTTATCAGGGATAGATGTTGGCTCACCTTCGTTTGAAATTAGTGAGTTAGCACCTGTAGTTGTTAGTGAGAATGCTCTCCAGTTAGACAACTGAACTGTGTAAGAAGGAGCACCTTCTCCTGAGAACCATGTCCATGATGTTACAGATCCTGCGCCATCAACTGAAGTAACTGTTACAGTTAAGTCATTTGCTGGGCTTGATCCACCTAGATCAGTACCTGAGAACACAACTCTATCACCTACAGCGTGACCTGAACCACCTGCTACTACAACACCTGCGCTGAAATCATAGTTCTGATAATCATTAGTTACAGAAACCTGTAAATTGATACCTGCGCCTGTTGTTGAGCTTTGGATAGGCTGAAATACAACATCATTTTTTGCAGGACCATATTTGGCACCTGCTGTTGTATTAGCTACGAAACCTGCTTCACTCCACAAATCTTGTGAAAGACCGGTTGATGTATCGAAATCGTCAAGTACAATTACACCACCTGCTGTATGAGTGATAGTGATAGAACCATCATCATTAACTTGAGCAGAAGTATAAGGAACGTTTGCAGCCGACCATGCAGTCACAAAGTCTGTAGCGTCAGAGTTATCTGCTAAGAAGAAGTTGTATGCAGAACTCAAAGATGCTGATCCTGGAGTTGATACTTGAATTCTAGCAGAGTAAGGACCATTTGTAAAGTCAGGAGCAGTGTTAGTACCCTTGATTGCTGTTGGACCTGTACCTGAACGATACCAGTAGTATAGAGGACTTGCATTATATTCGCCGTCATATCCGTACTGAGTATACACAGAGCCAGCTGGGATAGCTTGTCCACCTGTTGAATCAACAGTAACGATCTGTGCCCAGTCAGAAGAAGCAAATGTTTGTATTTTAGGCACAAACGATGCAGACAATGAATCGTATTGAGAGATTGCTGGATTTAAGCCGTTACCTGCTGTACCTACCTTAACCCAGATAGAACCAGTTGGTGCTGGGTTAGATTGTCCGGCTTGCCATAGTGGCTGTTGAGCAGATGTTCCGTAGAACACTTTTGGCTGGAATCCAGTAGTTGTTGCCGCAAAACCTAAATCTGCAAGAACTGTTCCTGTACCGTTTAGTACTCGTACAAAGTAGGTTGATGGGTTATCACCACCTGTCTGTGCTGAGTAGATAGCAAGTTTGTTATCCTGCACTGCGGCAAATAGATATTTCCAGTTAAGAGCATTGATATCTGCGGCAACCTGGCTAATAGTGTTATTTGGTGCAGCCTGAACAGTGATAGTTGCTATGTTTGTGCCGTTTAAAGCAAGATCAAATGTGTCACCTGCTGTTAACGTTGGGTTAGAGTTATTACCTAAAAGTGCAGGCCATGCTTTGAACCATTCTTCACTTCCAAGAGCTACCCAAGTATTAGTTGGAGCTTTGTAGAAGTAGACTGGTGCAGTCGATGCACTTGGGTAATTGTAGTTAGCGATAGCAACTACAGCATAGTCACCGATATTACCAACTGATCCTAGTGGTGCGCCTGCTGACAATAGATCACTGTCAGTGATTACGATAGGATTCTTAGGAGTGAAAGAACCAGTAGTTGCATTAAATTCATTGATACCCCATGTAGAAGTAGTTGAATCTAACCAATAAGAATCATCTTCTGGAGCTCCAGTTGGACGACCTGTTGAACCTACTAGACTTGCTAAGTCAATGTCTGCTCTTAAACAGAAGACTTGGTTAGATACACCAAGTGCTGAATAAGCCGCTAACAATCCATACTCGTTCAATTCGTAACCCTGAATAGGTGTACCGTTTGTTGTAGTATAGAAGAATGGATTACCGTACAGAGTGACAAGATCACGCTGACTTGTAATGCGATATAATTTATTAGCATTTGCGGCAGTAGTGGCTGCGGCAATGCCTGTACCTGTTGGATCTGCCTTATCTTGCGCTGTTGCTAGCAAGAAGAAGGGTACTGATGCTGGTGCGCCTGGTAAGTATTGACTCTCGTCAATGATCGTTACTTCTACGCCTGGTGATGTAAGTGCCATAGTATTATTCCTTTTGTATGATTGTGAGGGTTACCCCCTGAGTTAATTCATACTATTATTTATCTTCTGGTGAGAAAAAACGCTTATTACGGGGCCTTCGAAGGTTTTTTATAAATATTATTATGCCTACAAAAAGACCTATTTGTAAGAATTGCAACAAGAACGTATGTGCAGTAAATTACATACGTGATGGTGTGCGGCATTACCGAAGCATCTGTGACTCTTGCGGTAAAGATAGAAAGAAGACTAGAAAAACATTCTCTTGGGAGAAAGCAGGTTATCAAAAAAAGAATATATGTGATGTGTGCGGGTTCACCGCACTATATCATACACAGATGACTGTGTTTCATATAGACGGTGAGTTGACTAACACTGAGTTTTCTAATCTACGTACTATCTGCTTAAACTGCGTAGAAGTTGTAAAAAAGAAAGAAGTTCGCTGGAAGCGAGGAGATTTACAAGTCGATTACTGATTCTACTAGATAATGTAGATCGTCAATCGACCCGTTATTATCTATCACATAATCATATTTCAATCCCACGCTACTATACTCGCTTGCATGAACATTATAATCCATCAATTTTGCGAGTGCTTGAGGGTTCTGCGTGAGTGTGTATTCTTCAGCGTGGTGA